GGTAAAACATTTCCTATAAGAAAAGTTGTGACATCTAGATTTGACAAAGGTAGTATACTTGAAGTAGACTTTGCACAATTAGAATTTAGAACTGCTGTATATTTAGCACAAGATAAACAAGGTATGGAAGATATAAAAAATAAAATAGATGTTCATCAATACACTGCAGATATTATTGGTGTGTCTAGGCAAGATGCAAAAGCACATACATTTAAACCTTTGTATGGTGGTGTGACAGGAACTGAAGATGAAAAAAGATATTACACTAAATTTTTAGAAAAGTATAAAGGTATAAAAGAATGGCACGAAAAATTACAGAGTGAAGCTATTAGATTTAAAAGAGTTAAACTACCAACAGGTAGAGAGTATTCATTTCCATATGCAGAGAGAACACCTTGGGGTGGATCTACTTATGGAACACAAATAAAAAATTATCCTGTGCAAGGATTTGCTACTGCAGATATTGTACCATTAGCTTGTATTAATATATATAATTTAATGAGAGAAAAGAAAGTAAAAAGTTTGTTAATAAATACAGTACATGATTCTATAATTGCTGATATATATCCTGGTGAAGAAAAGATTATGTCTGATATATTTAGACAAGGAACTGCAGACGTAATACCTGCATTGAAAACGTATTACAAAATTGATTTTAATGTACCCCTTGACACGGAGCTTAAGATCGGTTATAATTGGTTAGATATGAAGGAGGCAATATGAAAAAAACAATAGAGGCATTAGAGACATTAGATGAATATGATGATTCTGATTATAGTGCTTATCTAGAATATACAGAGTTAAAAGACAAATGTATGATAGAACCATCTATTTTATACATAAATGAGAACCATGAGTTCTTTAGTCATTTTAAATACTTTGCTACAACTGATGGTTTAATAGTAAAAACAATGAAAGGAGAAACAAGAATATGCTAGGATTAATTTCTGCGTTATTTAATTTTACTTTTTTTGCTGTATTAGTATATATATTATTAACTATGGCAATTTTTTAGTTGACATTTTAATAAAAGTGTGGTATAAGAGAATAACTAAAATGGAGGACAAATGTCTGATAATAACTTAGTAAATATAAAAAAGATGTCTGATGAGCAAATCATGCAAGCAATTGGACAAGATGATGGATCTAACATGGGTACTAATATACCTAGATTAGCGATCAATCGAACACCCGAAGATGACGATGGTAATCAATTACCAGTTGGGCATTTTTATACTTATGATTCTAGTATAGGTCAAAATGTTTTTGGTAAGCCAGTAACATTCAGACCATTCATAAGTGCAATGCAGTATATGCATTATGATGCTGATAAGGGTGAGTATATAAACCGATCTATTATATTTAAAAGCTGGAAGGAAGAAGCTATAGATATTTTAGGTGGTACTAGATGTGGTAAGATACCTTTTAAAGAAAGGTCTAGTCTTACACCTGAACAACTAGAACGACAAAGAACAATTAGGTGTTATAAACTTGTATATGGTTTATTATCTTTTGAGGATGGTAAAACTGCACAAGGTAATGCCCATAAAGTAGCTAATTTGCCAGTTCTATATCGAGTAACAGGTACAGCATTTTCACCAGTAAGTGCTGCTTTAGAGCAATTAAAGAAAAGAAAAAAACTTATGTTTAATTCTACTTTGAGTATTGATTCTAAAAGACAGAAGAAAGGTGGTAATGTTTTTTATGTTCCTGAGATAATAGTAAATGCTGATAGTAATTTACAGTTATCTGAAACTGACATGGAAACTTTAAAGGTGTTTCAAGAATCTATTGATACTGAAAATCAAGAAGTTATAGCTGCTTACAATACAGCAAAAACTAAAAAAGCAAATGGTTCAGATAAGGTAGATGCTGAGATAGTAGAAGAAGTAAGTGATGATTCACCTGAAAAAGTATTGGCTACTTGATGAATAATATCCTTTATAAAGTACAGCAATATTTAGGTAAAGCATCTAAAGAATCTGTAAAGTTAGACAAAGGACTTGTAGAGGAGTTTGGTGAGGCGTGTAAAAACGCCTTACTAAAACAGTTTGAAGATCAAAGAAGAAATAAATTTGAACCTAGAATGTCTAATATAGGTAGACCTTTATGCCAGTTGCAGATGGAAGCAAAGGGTGTTAAGGGTGAAGGTCAGCCATATAATGTAAAAGTAAGAAATACATTTGGAGATGTAATAGAAGCACTAGCAATATTTATTATGAAATCAGCAGGAGTCAATATAAAAAATGAACAGAAAAAAGTTAAGTATAAATTTAATGGAAATGAAATTGAAGGAAAACAAGATGTTGAGATTGATGAAAAGATTTGGGATATTAAAAGTGCATCACCATATTCCTTTGAAAAAAAGTTTGGAGAAGAGGGTGGATTTCTTGAGGTTGTCAAAGAAGATTCCTTTGGTTATGCGTCACAAGGATTTCTATATGGTGAAAGTCAAAACAAAAAATTTGGTGGATGGATAGCAATTAATAAATCAACTGGTGAATGGACAGTATGTGAAACACCAGCAATGATTGAACCACATAAAACTGAAGCACTAAAAAAAGCTAAAGATAATTTAAAAGCATTAAAAGATAAGGCTCCTTTTAAAAAACAATACGATGATATTGCAGAAACTTTTAGAGGTAAGCCTACAGGTAATAGAGTTTTGGGCTTTGTTTGTTCATATTGCCCATACAAACTTCCTTGTTGGGGAAGTAAATTGCAGTTGCTACAACAACAGCAATCTAAAGGTAAGAATCCTAAATGGGTTTGGTATACTGAGGTTAATAATCCTAAACAGGAGGAAAAATCTGAGTAACTGGGTGGGTATTAGTTCGAGGGGTCTAGTGTCCACCTTTACCGAATATGTATTGTTTAATAATAAAAGATAATGAAGACTGGAGAATATTTACAAATGAAGTATGGATTTCAGAAGACGAAGCAAATGATTACGCTAAAAGAAATAAGTTTAAAAAAAACATTAAATGGAAAGTAGTTCCATATGATTATAAATACTTTAAATGAAAAAAGAAAATAAAAAATTATTAAATAATGCAATTAAGGTACTTGTTAGTCCTTGGGAAAAAGGTTTTACTTGTGGTATAATTATGGATAGCAAAACTAAAATGACCACAGAAGAGTACGAATTATGTTCTACAATAGCTAGAGGCATGATAAAGATGGCAACTACCGATCCTCATTCAACGTTTCTATGGGGTCTTCGGGGGTTTGCTGATGATAAAAACAAACAAAAAGATAATTTAACTATTAGTGCAGTATCAGAGTTTGATGATGATTCTAATGTGGTAGATTTTCTTGAGTTCTTAAAACAGAAACGGGACAAGGAGTTAAACTAATGGCAACGCACTTAGTTATAGGTGACCCTCATTGCACACCTAAAGCAAGCAATGAAAGATTTCTGTGGGCAGGTAGGCTAGCTGCAGATGTAAAAGCTACACATATTATCTGTATGGGTGATTTTTGTAGTATGGATTCTTTATCTTCGTATGATAAAAAGAAAAAATCTTTTGAAGGTAGAAGATATCAAAAGGATATGCAACACTCACATGAAGCATTATCTTTATTTAATAAAGGTTTAGGTAAACATAAAGCTAGAAAGATTATGTTACATGGTAATCATGAAGATAGAATAGATAGATTTGTTGATGAGAATCCTGAATTAGATGGTACATTAAAAATTAGTGATTTAAACTTTAAACAATATGGATGGCAAGAAGTTCCCTATAAACAAAATAAAGTTTTAAATGGTGTGTACTATGCTCATCACTTCCCATCAGGTATACTAGGTAGTGCAATATCAGGAGAAAATATAGCTAGAACTCTATTGACAAAACACAAAGTATCTGCTACAGTAGGGCATAGTCATTTGTTAGATTATGCTACATCTACTTTACCGAATGGTAAAAAATTACATGCTTTATCTGCAGGATGTTATTTAAATCATAAAGAACATTTTGCTAGAGATACACAACATATGTGGTGGAGTGGTATTATAGTTAAAAGAGAAGTTATTAATGGATCTTATAATATTGAAACAATTGACTACAATGCAATAAGGAGAGAGTATGGTAGACTTTAAATCTGATTTAAATCATCATGATAATGTAAACTCACCATCACATTATTTGCATGGTAAAAAAGAAACTATTGATGTTATAAAAGATTGTATGACAGATGATGAGTATCACGGATACTTAAAAGGTAATGTCTTGAAATATGTTTCGAGATATAAATTTAAGGGTGAGCCATTAGAAGATTTACAAAAAGCACAATGGTATTTAAATAAATTAGTAAAGGAGGTTAGATGACACACGGAGAAAAAATGGCAGCATATGGTAAAATATTAGCATTACAAGATACTATGTTATATGCACAAAAAGAAATTAATAAATTAAAAAAACAATTACAGGAGGTAGAAGATGGGAGCAGTAAAGCAAGCGATAATAGAAGTAGATGATGCAGTGTGTGGTTGCCTAAATGCAGGTAGAACACTTAATCAAACTATACGAGACTTAAAAGCAGAGTTTAATAAAAGAGGTAAAGATAATCCCTACTTATTAGATGCAGATTTAATTGAAGATAAGTATTATCAATTTAGAGGAGAATGATGATAAAAGATAAACTTATAAAGGCTTTAAGAAAAAAATATGAAGCTGATATGGAAACTGCATTAGCAACGATTGATATATATTTAGCTAATTCTGTAGGTATTGGAGAACATCCACAACACATACAGGAAATAGATAAACAGTTATCTAATTATTGTAGTGCTAAAGAAAAACTAGAGTCTTTAATTAGACATTTTGATGATAAAGAAATACCATTTTAATTGGAGGATATATGGAAAAAGAGAAAGAAAAAAAGACACAACAAGAAGCAGCCCCTAGAACTTATGATATTAGTTCTGTGCAGTTAATGGAGATAATGAGATACTTAATGACTAGACCTTATGGAGAAGTTGTTAAGTTAATGAATCTATTATCAACGTTAAAGCCACAACCTATTGAAGGGGTCACCGATGTCAGAAAAAAATAAAACACCATTAAGTAAAGTTACTGGTATATTATTTGAACTTAAAATAGGACTTAATCGTGATAATATGATAGTGATTGACTATGGCGGAAAACCCGTATCTAAAATTAGAGAAGCATTAAAAACTTATAAGTATCATGCCAATCTTTGTGCTGCTATAATTAATCATGCAAATTCAATGGGTAAAAAACTTGAAACAGATGTTAAAGCAATTATTCAAAAAATTTAGATATTACTTTTGGCATAATTTTATTATGGATAAATTAGAAGGTTATGCTAGTAAACTAAGTAACTGGTTTTGGCAGAAGCGATGGAGTGATAGAAACTTATATCGCTATGACCAAAAAAAAAGACCACCTGACTAATAGTCAAGCGGTCTTGTGTTGCCTGCGGGGAAGTCTATTAATTTAGGCTTCCCTTTTTTTATGCAATAAGTTTATCTGTCTGTTGATTTACTCTTACCATCTTTTTAGGTTTTGCAATATCTTTTTTTAATTCTTCTGGTATTGGCATTTTAAAAATTTTTTCATTAATTCTAGGATCATCCATTTCAAACTGTTGAATAGTGGCATCATATAAATTTATATTTTTTAATGTTGTGCTATCTTTAATATTATTAGCAAGTTCAGTACCTCTTATAGAATCAGCACTAAGTGCAGACTCTTCACTATAATATTTACCACCAGGTTTAGATTCATTAGCAAGTTTAATTTGAACAGCTGGTGACTCAAACATTACTGTAGGTTCATATTTACCAGTATCTTCATTTAATGCACTTTTAACCCAAACCATATATTGATTTTCTGCCATACCTCTATACTCTGGTGCAGTTTTTTCTAATGATGCTTGTGTTTGTAAATGATTAATAAGTCCTTGTTTTGATAAACTTCTTGTTACTATCTCTGGTTCGCCCATAGCCTGTGCTGCTTGAGGAGTAATTTTTTGCACAATTTTTAAAGCATAAAAATCAGGTATGTCTCCAGGTCCTAGAGTAATTGATTTTTTTAAAGCGTTAACAAATTCTGTTGAAGTTAACGTTGTTAATACACCTTGATTATTTTCTATTTCTTTATATGTTTTTAATAATTCTATACCAGGGTTTGTTTTTAATTGTATTTCTTGTATATCAACATTATATTTTTTTGCAATTTTTTCAAATTTCTTTTTTACTATGTTATCATAAAAGTTTTGTAATCCTAGTTTATCTTGCTGAGACATTTGATCATATCTATTAACATGAATAGCCCCATTTGTAAATGCTATATTTTTTGCATCTTGCTCTATAGCCTTTTGAATAAAGGCCTCTATTGTTTTATCAACCCAAGCATCTGTTTTTTGTATTGGAAAATCTGGCATAGCAATAGGGTTATTAGTCCCTGTTCTGGCAGCTACTTTTCCAGTTGCTTCTTTTTTATTTTTAGCATATGTAACATATCCTTTTTTATTAAAAATATAAATTCTTTCTAAATCTGCTTTTGATACATTATAATTTTTTTCATCTTTTAATCTATCTATTTCTTTGTGTAGCATTGGATTATCTCGAGCATAATCAGTATCATTATCAATATCTTTAAAATTACTATATACATCTTTATATGAATCTAAAAATTCTTTTGTTAAATCTTTTCCTTTTACTAATTTTATTTCATTTAAAGTTCCACGTTTATTTAAGTTTTGTAACCAATCAGATTGTATTTCATCTAGTATATAAGTTTCTTTTAAATTATTAATAATATTTTTTTCTTCTGATGTAATTTTTGGACTATCTGAATCAGAGTCTCCATATTCATATTGTGCTCTAAAATGTGCAAATGTACCTTTAGAAATTACTGGTGAAAAATGCATAGTAGGAGTATAAGTTTCTATATTGTCAGGTAAGTCAGCTTTTATTAATACAATATCTTTGTTTGCTTCTGGTCCTTCTAAACTGTATGGTGCGTATCTATCATAATGAGTACCATAACCAAATTTCATATCATGTGGTATAACCTCAGCTCTAATGGTTGATGAAATATCTTTTTGTTTTACTTTATCTAAAAATTTAGATACATCAACTTTATCTGGATAAGAATCTATAATATCATTTATACCTAAAAATTCTATTTCACTTTTTGCAGGCTGTAAATTTTTTATATAATTTTTTAGTTGTTCTTTTGTTGCAATTGGTTGATTAAAATTTTCAATACCTTTAACTATTTTAGAATAGTATTCAATTTGTTTTGGTCCTTCTTCTTCTAATGGTAAGACCTGTTGTTCCGCTTTATCTTTTGTAAGAATAAAATCTTCTTTCTTTGGTGGATCAGCAATTGGTGTAGTTAAAGTTGTATCTATTTTTTCTGCTGTAGGTGTAATAAAAGGTTCACTTTTAATTTCTTGATCAATAGGTGTTTCTAATTTTGTATCTACTTTTTCAGGTTCAGGTGTAATTAATGGTGGTGGTGGTGGTAATGTTTCTTTAGGTTCACCTCCTATAACTAAACCCTCTGCAGTCTCAGCTACACTTTCTACAATAGATGAATCTTGTTTATCATCCATAACACTATTAAGAATTACGCCACCTGTTACAGCAGTAAATGCTTCTTTACCATGATCTTTTAAAAATTTTTTAGTCCCTTGTTTTACAAGTTCCCTTTGTAGATAGGGTAGTGTAAATCTTCCTGCAGTTGTTAATATAGGTAAAAGTGGTAAGGGCATATTACATGAATGGTATTTTTAGTTTATTCATTTGGTCACCTAAACTTTTTTCACCTTCAAATGCTTTATTAGTTTGTTCTATAGGTGATATTCTTTTTTTATAAGAATTATAAAGTAAATCAAAGTATTTAGGATTAGTAGAATAATTATTTAAATTTTTAAATTGGTCTTCAATTGGCATACCTTCATTAACAGCTTGTCTAAAACCTTTATAGTATGAACCTGTTTTCATTAATTTTAAAAAATCTCTTATGTTAGCTTCTATGCTATCATATTTTTTTAATTTAGCACCACTAGGTGTTGCTATAAAAAGCTCATCACCTATTGCATGTCTACCCATATAATTATTAGCAGCTTTAGCTGTTGGTGCATTTGTAAATTCACCATATGCACTCTCAACAGATGCTAAAGTTGTAACTAATGCAGGATTAACTTTTGATTCAAAAGAATCTTTATCATATTCTTTTTGAACTTTAACTACAGTTTCATAAAATGTTTTTGGAAACGTATCCGATGCTTCTGCCATAATGTTAAATAATAATAATAGACTAACAATTCCAAGCACGAAGTGCTTTGTTAATTCTTGAATTTGGATCATTAGCTGTTTTTTTAGAAGTTAATTTTTTCTTCATACCTTTCATTCTTGCACAAAAACTAGCTCTTCTTTTGTTGCCAACTTTTTTACTAGGTGCTTTTAAATTACCACCAGTTGCACGATTGTATGAATCACGACCTTTTTTATTAAGGCCACCTGAGGGGTTTTTGCCTTCTTTACGTTGCCATGCGGGTGTCTTAGCCATTATTTTTTCCTTGCTGTCATTTTAGCTCTTTTAAAATTAGCAGCAGTTGGTGCACCTTTTGCACCTTTCTTACGCATTTTACCACCACGTTTTCTTTTAGCATGGATATTTGCATATAGTCCTTTTCTCATTATTTTTTACCTTTTTTCTTAGATCTTAACATAGCAAAGTCTTTTTTAGTAAGTTTACCGTCTTTGTCCATGTCTAGTTTTTTTCTTTTACCTTTTACTTTTTTTCCTTTTTTCATTTTTCCGTAATGTCCTGGCATTTAACTATACCTCCTGTATTGTTTTACCTTCTTTGCAATCCCTTTGGGTTGCTTCACAAATTGTTTGCCCTTTCTTGTTCCTCTTCTCTTTGCTTTTGTCGTTGCCGCATACTCTGCAGATGAGAGTGCCTTGATCGCTTTTTCGGGTAAATACCGTTCTCCCGTAACTGACGACTTCTTGCCAGATTTCGTTCTCCATTTCTGTTTCCCCCATGCTTTTAAACTCCTTTGACTTTTTGCAAGTGCCATTATTTTTTTCTCCTTTTTTTTATTGCTTCCTTACCTTTTTTAAATATGCTTGCCACCTGCGTCTTACCCATAACCTTTGCTCTCTGTTCACCGACTGTAAGTATTTGGATTTTTCTTGCGTAAGGTTTGTTGATTTTTTTAACCTTTGCCACAGTTTTGCGAGCATCCGTAGGTGTCGCAAACTTAATTCCAACAGTGTCTTTAGGGTTTTCATCCGTATACAATCTCCTACCAGAGCCTTTAGGTTTTTTACCTGTTCCTTTCTTAGGATCAGCCATTACTTATAGCCACCACCAGCTTTTTTGTAAGCCTTAGCTAGTGCTTGAGCTTTTCTTGCTGACCATTTGCCAGCACCTGTACCATGAGATGCTTGTGCTTTAAT